CTTTTCAAGAAGTGGCGCTCGAGCGAAGAATCAGCAGAAGACCGAGCACTCCTGATCTTTCTTGAGGCTAATCACCTCTCGAGAGAGTGGGCGTTGCCGTCGGAGTTTTCGTTCAACGGTCCCCTCGCGGAGACCTTCGGACGAATTAAGTGGGAGCTTGATAAGCTCCTGCACCCTAACGGCATGCCCTGTGTCGATTCCTATGCTTCCCTTTGGGAGCACGGGTACACAGGGCCGGGAGCTAGTCTTGGTGCCGTCGGAAATAGCTTTTATGCTAAATTCGGTTGCAGCAAACTAACCTCCACATCCTCAGACCTGTACGACTCGTACAGGAGCTACGTATCTAGGTTCGCTCGCTGGGAGGAGGCTGAATGCCTCAGAGCCCAACGCCACGGTACCTTACGCGTAGTTGATTCGTCGAACGTTTCTTTTGCACCCAAAAACGCAGACACTGCGCGACTAATCTGCACTGAGCCCTCGTTAAATATGTTCGCCCAACTGGGTCTGAAAACTATTCTCGATCAGAGAATGTCACAGGCCTGGGGGGTCGACATGGAGGACCAGCCAGAGATAAATCGCATAATGGCGCGCATCGGGTCACAGACTCAGGAGTTTGCTACTCTTGACCTGTCATCCGCTTCGGACTGTGTTTCTGTCGAACTCTGCAAGCAGCTGCTTCCTTCTTGGATGTTTCACATCCTCGACGAATTGCGGTGTAAGCAGACGTTCGTACGGTCTCATAGTCTTAGCGTTGAATTAGGTATGATTAGCACCATGGGGAACGGTTTTACCTTCCCCCTGATGACCATCATTCTAAGCTGTGTCGTTCGAGCGGTTTACCAAGTGCTGGGCATTCCTGTTCAGGATACCCGGCGGGTCTTGGTTCGCCGTCAGTTCGCCCACGATAAGTGGGTCAACGTTCTTCCTAACTGGGCGGTATTTGGAGACGACTTAGTCGTACGCCGCGAGGCGTATGATCAGGTCGTCCGAGTACTTAGCCTCCTTGGGTTTAGCGTGAACGCGTCGAAGTCCTTTAATCAGGGACCGTTCCGCGAATCCTGTGGCCACGATTATTATCATGGCCTTAATGTCCGCGGTGTGTACCTCAAAAGGTTATCATCGCTGCAGGATCTCGCGGTCGCTGTCAATCTACTTAACCAGTGG